GGCCAATGCCTACGACGCCACGGCGGGCAGGATGTTGAAGGTGGCAGACTTTGGGCTCGGCTCCACCGGCTCAAGTTACGACGGCGCCACCAGCATGGACACCTTCTTCACTGCCAACCAGATGTTTGCCTCGTCCATCGCCACCCCGCCAGGCCACAACCAGCCGCTGCTGGGCTCCTATCCGATGGGACTCCATCTGCGCAGGACGAACAACGTTGAGTCACAGCTCGTTATGGGGTGGGGGCCTCAGGGCGCCCTGGGCTTCCGCCTGAAAACTGACATCACTACCTGGGCAGCTTGGCGCAAGGTCTACGACACTGGGAACCTGCTCGGCACGGTTTCCCAGGTGGGCGGCGTGCCGACTGGTGCGGTCATTGAGGCGGGAAGCAATCCAAACGGCGCCTATGTGAAGTTCGCCGACGGGACGATGATTTGCACGCTGTCCATCACCGTGACCGACCAGAGCATCAGCGATGCATATGGAGCGATCTTCCAAGGATCCCGGTCCTGGGTCTTCCCGATGGCTTTTATCGCGGCTCCGGTCGTGACCTGCGGGACCTTCAAGTGGGGGAGTGCTGCCAGTTGGGGCGGGACGAGCGGCGCAGCTTCCACCTCCGGCGTTTCGCTACGCGGCTGGGATTACTTCACCAGAGCGAGTGGAACCTCCACTTACATTTCTGCCATCGCGGTAGGGAGGTGGTTTGCATGAAAATTATTCTCAGCCCTCAACGCCGTGACGACACCCTGATTGCGGTTAAGTCGGGGGATGTCCTGACGCTTAATTCCGTGCGGTTTGACCTTTCGCCGATTGGGGAGGGCGACACGCTGCCTTTTGATGCCATTCATTCCCAGTGGTTGCCCGGTAACATCGAGCGTCTGAATGGGGAGCTGACCCTGACGCTGCTATTCCCCAATCCCAGCAATTACAGCCAGGCCCAGGCCTTTCCATCGCCGCTGCTGAACGTGCCCGACGGGGTGGTGGTTTTCCCCGAGCCCGAGCAGGCGGATTACGTCGCGCCTCAACCTGATCCATCCGACCTGATCACAGACGGCGTGATCGACTGGTCCAGGCTGGTCACCAAAGAAATGAAGGACGCTGCGATCCTGGCTGCTCAGCTTTCCACGGTGAAGTCAGAGCTCGCCGAGCGCAATACCCGGGCTGCCACACAGATCTCACGCATACAGGATCGCATTGAGACATTGGGCTACGGCATCGAAATAGGGGAGGCGACACCCGAGGAAGAGGCAGAGCAGGCCGCCCTGGTCGCGCCGCTGAAAGCCTGGAAGGTCTACAAGTACGCCTTGGGCAAGGTCACCACGCAACCTGGGTGGTTCGACTCCCCGGTCTGGCCTGCAGAGCCGCCCATCCCTGAAATCATCGCCGCGCCGATGCTGGCCGCCGCCGAATCGATCTGACCCGCGCTGCACACCGCAACCCGCCATCGAGCGGGTTTTTTATTGTCTGGAGAAAACTTATGACTGTTTCCGAAAGGGACCGCGACATTCTGGCCCGCACCTTGTGGGGCGAGGCCCGCGGCGAAGGCTTGGCCGGCCAGATCGCCGTGGCCCACACCATCCGCAACCGTGTGAACGACGGCAAGGACCGCTCGTGGTGGGGCGAAGGCTATGCCGGCGTCTGCCTGAAGCCCTACCAGTTCAGCTGCTGGAACAAGAACGACCTGAACTATCCCTACCTGAGCGGCGCCAAGCCGATCCCTCCGAAGCAGTTCGCCCAAGCGCAGCGGGCGGCCGACCTAGTGATTTCCGGCGCCGAGCCTGATATCACGAAGGGCGCGACTCACTACTATGCCACGACCATGCCGAAGGCTCCGGCCTGGGCGGCCAAGGCCACGCAGACCTTGCGGCTGGGCAATCACGTGTTCTTCAAGGATGTGCCATGAATCCCGTGGGCATGAAGGCCTGGGCCGTCGGCGCGCTGGCGCTCGTGCTGCTCGCTGTGGTCGGGACATGGAAGGTTCAGGACTGGCGCATGGGCAAGAAGATGGCAGAGCAGGCCGGCTTGTACCAGGCCGACCTTGCCGCCATCAGCAGCGCCGCAGTCGCCCAGGCCCGCGTCGAGCAGGATAAGCGCCTGAACCTGGAACAGCGGCTGTCGGCCAGCGAACAATCCCACTACAAGGAACTGAGCGATGCTCAAACCACTCAAGATCGCCTGCGCGATCGCATTGCCACTGCTGATTTGCGGCTGTCAGTCCTCCTCGAGGATCCAGCCAGTTGTAACGCAGTGCCTGCCACCGCCGGCACCGTCGGCATGGTTCATGGAACCCGTCGAGCCCAACTTGACCCAGCGCATGCTCAAAGAATTGTCGCCATCACCGACGACGGCGACCGGGGGTTGATCGCGCTGAAGGCTTGCCAGGCGTATGTCAGGGAGTTGCATCAGCGATAGGTCGGATCCTCTCTATCACCTTGGGCGGGGGCTCGGGATTATGTCATCGGGGAGCCTATCCCCTTCATAAACCTTGAGCTGACGATGCAGCTCGGCGATAAGCGTGCTATTTGCAACGCGCTCACCATTCGACCTATTCATCAGTTCGACATATCGAAGGTGCTCGGAATTCCACGCCCATTTCGCCTTATCAAGCTCAGCCCGAAGCCTGGCGCACTCCTTGGCCTCGGTCGCGTGCATCTCCACAAGCCCGAAGATGTCCTGGCGCGCCTTGCGAAGCTGGGTTGTCAGCTCCTGCACCTCGTTCTCCAGCATGTGGCAGGAGTGTTTGTACATTTCCAGAGGGGTAGGGCAGCCCAGCCAATCGTCGGTTTCTTCAATGTCTAGCGGATCCACGGGCAAAGCCTCAGTATTGCTGTTTGGATATACAGTAATCGAGGGTCGACAATTTGGGCGAGGGTGAGGCGACGAGCTGTAGGGGGTTTGGTTGTGAGCGGTCGTTACGTCGATCCGCTCGCTGGTGTGACCAAATCGGCCCAAACCTGCATCATTTCCCTGCGTTGCTCCAGGTACGCGGCATGGTTGTACACGTCGCGAATGAAGCTGGTATCGGCATGGGCAAGCTGACGCTCGATCCAATCGCGGTTGTATCCGCGGCCGTTCATTTCCGTCGAGAACAAATGCCGGAAGCCGTGAGGCGACTGCTTGCCGGTGAGGCCGCACGCCTCCATCACATTGTTCGCGTAATTGGTGCCGATGGGCATGGTTGGATCGCTGCGGTTGGTGAAGACATATCGCAGATGGCCGGTAACTGGCAGCATTTCCTCGAGCAGTTCTATGGCCTGGCGCGGCAATGGCACTACATGGTCGCGGCGCATTTTCATCTTGGCCGCCGGCGTCGTCCAGGTCTTGGCGTCGAAATCAATCTCAGACCATTCTGCGTGACGAACTTCGCCCGGGCGGGAGGCGGTGTAGATCATCAGCATGAACGCGGACCGGAGCTGCTGGCCCGCGACACTCTGCAGGATGGTCGCCATCGTCTTCGGCAGTTCGCTGA